ATCAACACCTGGATCTGACATGGACTCCAAACGCCCCTACAGCGAAGACGACAAGACTCCCACTGATCCGCCAAGCGTCCGCCAAAGCTGAACGCGAGAGGCTTGAAATTGAAGCCTTGGCGAAGGCTGGACTAGGCTGAAGTTTTGGCCACTGCATGACGGTGCATGGTATGGCCCACGTCATGGGAACCAAGAAACCAAAGAGCGAACCAAAGAGCACCGAGAAGCGCCACCTCCGCTTTCGCGGAGTGTGGCCTGCTGACTTTCGTCCGATCGTTGACGCAACGCTAGACTGTGTGATGCGCTTGTTGTGTTGTTCCGTGTTCGAGGGATATGCAGCGGGGCAGGTTGCTTACCGCATCGAGGGCAAGATCAACGGAGCAAACACGCGACATCAGGCACGTATGAAGCCGCTTCTCGACTATGAACAACAGCTTTCTTTGGTAGGCAAAACGTTGTCAAAGGATGGCACCGGGCCAGAGTGGGAAGCTTGGCAAAAACTTCTCGAAGAACACCAAAAAGCGCTACGCGTCGCGCTCGAGGGTGAACTCGTCGAATTCGAGCCTCACGAGTTTGAGCTACTCAAGCGAGCGGTTGACATCTGCCATCTGCCCGATCGGTACGTTGACCCGTCGAGAGCTATCAGGGGGCAAGCGGCGCGCTGGTATGCTCCAATTCTTGCGGTTCTTTCCGGCTCCGTGACGGAGTCACAGGCGCCGGCGCCAACGATCCCACCTTTGCCAGATCTGGCATCATTGAAAAAAACAGATGCCGGCTAAGCTTCTCGCGTTAAACTGAGGCTCACCATGCAGGTTGATCTTGAGTCTCTGAACGAGCGCGTTGTGATTCTAGAACAATTTCGCAACGAAATGAAGCGCATCTCTTCCACGCACGAAGAGCTGAAGACATCGCTCGAGAACATCAGGCAAGAACTCGCATCCGACAAGATCGAAAAGCTCGACGCGTTGACAGCCTGCAATAACTCAGTTAACGCCGTAGCTTCTGCCATACAGGATCTAAGGCAAGAGCTGAAGAACGAACACATTGTCAACGTGCAGAGACACTCTGCGACCAACGAACACCTCGCGACCCTATGGGACACCATAGGCAAGACGAAAGCAGGCAAGGTCGGCGCATCGGTAGGTATGGCAGGGTTCGGCATGTTTGTGCTCAAATTGATCGAGGCCGGCGTTGCTGTTGCCTCATTGCTTGGCAAGTAACAGCACAGGGCGCACAATACTGGGCATGATCAAGATCGGGCCCGCTGTGGCTAAAGGCAAGGTGTTCCCAGGAGATGCTTGTTACGCAGAACTACGCGTTGAAAAATCTCTGCTGGCGGATGTTGTTCTTCAGACCTCCGACGTAGCGGCCACGCTTCGCACGCCAGCGGGAGAAACGACGCCAAGCATCGATCAGGTTCAACCCGGCGTGTTTCGCATCTTGTTCACGCCAACCCGAGAGGGTACGCATGAGGTCCGCTTCGTGGTAGTCGGCCCGTTTGCACACACAGAAATTGGCGCGCTTGATGTTGCCGCGCTCCCATGGTGACACAATGGAATCATTCGAAAAAATCGCACTAGAACACCCTGTTGCAACTGTGATCCTACTCGCGATCGGGTTGCTCGGACATATCCCCGCACGCGTGGCATTTGCTCCCGCCAAGGGGAGCAAGCTAGACCGCGCTCTAGCCATCTGGGAGGCCTTGAGCCTCGATGTGCTAAAAGCCTTGCGCAAGCGCGCGACGGACTCGCCAGCGGTCAAGATTCTCGAGGCAGTCTCAGAGGTTCGGATTGTGCCCGCGGATGAGCCCGCAAAGCCTTCGGTGCCAGATGACCCGCCCACAACCCCGTTTACCATCGAGCGCGAGGTTCAACCGCCACCCAAGCCACCGGAGCCGCAGTCGTGACCATGACCCGCAAGGAATGCGAAGACGGGCTCAAGACGGGTATCGCGGCGCTCTTGCTAGCTCTTCTGTGCTGGCTCCTCTCAGGGTGCACGCCAGGTGGCATCAAGATGCTTTGCGGCGATGTCAACGCAGCGGGCAAAGCGTTGGACCTTGCTCGCGACAGCTTGACGGCAATGCTCTGGACGGATGCGCAGGCACAGTGGACGGTCATTTGTTCACAACCGAACGAAGAAGAGCGCCGCGTTTGCCGCCATCGCGTCGTTGACGAGCTGGGCAAGCAATACAAAGAGCGATACAACGCAGAGGCGCAAGTCATACAAGCCCAGAGGCTTCTTGCCGATGGTCTGAACTCGTCGAAGGTGTGCCAATGAACCCGATCATCACGGCGCTTCTGCCTGTGCTCGAGGCCTTGTTTCGATACGTTTGGAACAAGTACGATAGCGTTGACGATGCTTGGCATGATCTGAGCGCGACCTTGACCGACGGCAAGGTAACAAAGGCAAGCTTGCCGAACCTTGACGCCGATCTTGCGGCGCTTCATGAGCTAGCGGACAAGGTCGACCCCGGCGCTACGCTTGCTGCTTTTGAGGCAAAGCATGCAAGCTCGTTTCCGCGGTTCCCACCTAGAGACGCGGGGGGGTTCACTGCGCCAGAATCTACCATTGAACCGACACCGGACACACTGAGAGGCGAGGATCTAAAATGAACAAGTCAGAATGGCCCGAATGGATGCAAAAGCTTTCGATCCGGTTGGTGGGCGAAAAACCATGGGAACACGTTGCAAGGATATTGCGCGCGTTTCATGGTTGCTCAACAAAGGTCGACCCGGAGCGCCTCTTTGCGCTGTTTATGGTGAATGAGCCCGATCGTCAACACGCGATCGATGTAGCGTCTGCCCCCACCAATTGCGGCACATCGGCGCGTTGTGTGTATGCTTTGGCAGGGTCAGAAGAGAAGCTCATCACATGCCCTTACCCTGGCCAGGTGATCATCGGCTGGCTTCTCGAGGTGGGTCGAGAGACCGACGCGCAGATCGATCTGAAGAAGTACCCTGACGCGTGGCAGAATATCGACGCCGGAGACATGCTGCTTTACCACGGGGGCGGGAATGACTGGCATGTTGAGATTGCCCTGGGCAAACCTGACCCAGAGACGGGGATGTGTGAGCACGGTGGTGGGGGTAAGGCCGACAATGGGATTGCGATTGCAACGTCTGATATCCGAAGCAACAGGGGAAGGCCTCTCGTGTGTTTTATTCGCGCCGATCGTCTCTTGCCTGTAGACTAGGCAGATGTTCAACGCGAAAGACTACCCGATCCACGCTGCAGACCTGTCGAGATTCAACGGGAGAGACATCTGGCCACAGATCGACCAGATGCAAGACCAGTGGTTCGCACCGGTGACCATGGTGCACATCAAGTGCACCTCATACACTGCCAAGGGCGGCTTTGTGGTGGATCCGCTGTGCGACTATCACGCGGAACAAGCGGAGCGCCGCGACCTAGCGACAGGGTTCTACCATTTTATTGATTCACGCGTTGACGCGGTGTCACAGGCGGATGCGTTCGCGTCCGAGCTAAAGCGTCGCGCATGGCAGGCCAGGCCATTTATTGACTTTGAACCCATCGAAGAGCGCAAAGATGGCAAGCTATTTCGCTATTCAACACCCTCGCCTGAACTGTGCGCGCTTGTTGTAAAGCGTCTTGTTTCTGCGCACGGCATCTACCCCGCGGTGTACTGCGGGCAGAGTTATCTCGACGAGTGGCCAGACGGAGCGAAGGCCTTCCTTGCCACCTTGCCCGTTATTCTTGCCGCCTACAGGGGCACGTTGACAGCAAACGGAGCACCAACCTTGCCGCCCCTCATGCCGCGCACTGTAACCGATTTTGACGGGTACCAATTCACCATGGGCCCCCCCGACCCTGGCTTGCGCCTCGATCGTAGCTTGTTTCTTCCTACGATGTGCGCCGACAGTCTCGCGGATGCCACGTCGACACCTTCCCCTGCGCTGCTGAACTATGCAGGGGGCGACATGTTCAACACGATCAGGGATTGCCTCGACAAAGAGGATCTAGCTCGTCGTTTGCCTGATGAATAACTCGCCGAGCAGCCACGCACGGATCAAGTATTCTTGATTTTTGCAGAAGCGCTTTTTCTTGTCGTTGTATTCTGCGATCGACACGTCCAGCGACAGAACGCGCATGCATGACAGATCTTGCGAGCCGCTAACAATGTCCCACATTGGCGCAAATTCCCCGATGGCGCGCCGCGCGTCGGCGCTGTCGAGGTATGAGCCGCAAAAGCCGAAGATCGGCCTTGTGCGCTCACACACAAGGTAGACGATGCGCGGGTTGCCATCGCGGTAGTCTGTGGTGCGCAAACGCAACACCGTGAGTCCTTGAAACGCCTGTAGTGTTTGCTGGTTGAACATGGTCGTTATTCCTTGCTGGTCGTTGGTACAGAGCGGAGGTTACAGCATAAAAAGGGATTGTCAAACTTTTTGATAAAATAGTTTTGCGCCCTGTTATACGCCCACGCGTGAGAGCGTGCGCAATATAGGCACGCTTCTTGTGGGATCGCGAGCACATCGGCGCAACAATCGCGATCGTCGTATACATCTCAAACGCTGTGATATTTTCGGCAAAAAGTATACCGTTTCGGTACACGTCAAAGCGCCCTGCTTTGACTTCCTCTGAAGTCCAAAGCACTGGCGCCAAGTCTTCTACTGCCGCAACGATGTATTCACGCGTGAATGCGATCATGGTTTTTCTGGCTCCTTCAATGCCTTAAGCCCCAGGCTTTCGCTCTGGGGCGGTTTCTTACCAGCGCACAACGCGCTTGTGAACCTTCTTGTTGACGTGGTCAACCTCAGCAACAAACGACATTTTCAAACCAGGAACGTCAAAGGTAGCCCAGTCAGGTACAGCGAGAAACTCAAGGCCGCACACGGTAAAACGTGCGCGCTTGTTTGCGATTGAAGTTTGAATAGCGCGGCGCATGGCTGCTTTAATCGCGGCGCGTTGTACTGAGTTGTAGCGGTCTGCCATGGCTTGGGAAGGGGTCATTGGTCGGTTGCCTTTCGTTGGTTCGTTGTTGATTGGAGCTTAGTGACTCTTTGTTACGTGTCAAGTATTTTTGCTAACTTTTTGCCAACGGTCTTCTGCACCAGAGTGCACAAGCTGAATCTCCGTGAAGCTAGGCCGGTACTGCCCCCCCCCCGCCTACCTCTCAGAGCGCGTTGAATGCTGCTTCGTACTGCTTTCGTACTTCCTCGATGTTCTCAACATGCTTCCCTTTTACCTCATGATCGAAGATGATTCGTGCAAGGCGGTTCGCTTCTTTGATGGCGGCGCGTTGTGCTTGGTTCGTTTTCATATGAGGGATTCTAATAGCTCCCATGCTGTTGTCAAACATTTTTCAAAAATAACTTACATGCAGCCAAATTCACAGTGGAATCATTGACCACGACACCCCGCGTTTTACAACCTCACGGTAAAGCATGAGCGCTCGCGAGTCATTTGGAACCTTGCCGCGTTCCGTTATCACGCAAGCGCGCGCTTCCCCTTGCGGAGCATCTGCCAACGTCGAGACGATCGCCACATCGCGATCGTTCCAATCTTCATTCGCCAGCTTGTCTTTCGCTCTGAGATAGGGGCGCCACATGAGCCGCTTTTGACCGAACACGCGCCCCGTCGGATACAACACGATCTGATCTCTCTTCAGAATGCCAGCGGCGAAGTCAACAACGGCATCCACGCCGCATGCATGGCCACCGTGCACAACTGCCGCCCCTGGCGACGAAACAAGCTCTCGCGTTACGATGTCGAACAAACGCGCGCTCTCTTGCCTGTCGAGAATCAACGGACCGATGAACGTGATCAGCTTGTACATATCACCCGCTATCGCTCCATTCCTGAAAAATGTCACGCCCAATTTCGGCGAAGTACAAATTTCTCAGTGTCGCGATCTTGTGGTAGCCTTCGGCTTCATCCATATCGATACCGATGTAATTGAACCCCTCGAGAAGCGCGGCGCAACCTGTTGTTCCGCTCCCAAAGAAGGGATCGATCACCGTTCCGCCAGGCGGACACGTGAGACGCAACAGCCAGCGCATGACGTCTATCGGCTTCACTGTTGGGTGATAGTTCAGCACGTCAGAGGTTCTCAGGCGTGGGTGCTCGCTCTCGGTTTCCCTGCCATCCGTGCGGCGCTTGGGGGCAAGCTCTGCAAGACCCGCGTCGCGCTCTTTGCGTGAGGCCTTAGAGCAGAAGAAGATCCTCGAGGCGCTTCCTTCTGTGCCCTTGTGTCCTTTGCCCTGTTTTTCGCCAAACTTCCCGTAAACGACGCGGCGCTTTTTGCCATCTGGCGAGACCTTCCCATCGAACGCCCCACCTTTGGACGATGGGAACATATCGCGCACCCCATCGGAGCCGTCCAGAATGACGCCAGCGGGCCAACGGTCGCGCTCGGCTGATGTTTCGTCAGGGATACGGCACGCACTAACGTTCAAGGCGCCCGTGCCCCATTTTACAAGGTTCTCGGCATAGGTGCCATCGCGTGGTTTCTGCGCAAGAGTCGCTGGCTCGAGCGCTGGCTTGAGCGCGATGTCGAACCCGTCCCATTTTTGCCCGAGTTCTGTTCTCGGAACGTACTTCTCGACGGGGTTCGAGGTGAGCTTTTCGTCGGCATACTTGCCGCCCGGTAGATGCGTGGACGCCGTAGGAACCGCGCGCCCCCTCGCCTCGCATCCGCCAAATTGCTTGTCCAATTCGTTCGAGACGTTTTTACCCTTTGGAAACCCTGACCCGTAAAGCCAGGCAAGAAGATCGCGAATCTCAAAGCCGCCAAGGGCGATCGACGTCCCCATGAGGTGCTGAGTCTTGGCGCCGGCGAAACATGTTAGATAGGCGCCTGGCTTGGCTACTCGGAGGCACTCCGCAAACACGTTTGGCTGTGGGACCATGGCATCCCACGCTTTGCCCATGAACCCCTTACGCTTTTTGCCTTCGTGAAAGCCCTTCGTGGCCCAGTCGACCAGCATCGCGGCAAGCTCTTCCTTTGGCAGGTGTCGCAAGGCATAAGGGGCATCTGCACAGAAGCAATCTGCGCTGTTTGTTTGCAGCGTGCTGAGGTATTCTCGAGCCTCAGCCTGCACTATTTTTGCGAACGGTGCGCCGTCAAGGCGAATAACCGTTTCCTTGAATTGGCTCATCGCTTGCCGCCCTTCTTGCCCGTTCTCGGCTTTAGCTGCATGAACTGCCGCTTTGTGCCTTCCATGTCCTGACCTGGTAGCCGAACAATGCCGCGATCCTCTTCAAAAATGATCACATTCTGCGATGGTTCCCCACCTTGCAGAAGAGCGATCAGCCGGCGCCGAACCTCCGGCCTTTGCATGGGGTGAATGTACACCTGTTCGAGCATGCGATCGGCTTGCGCGTCGACCGTATCACGAATAGCATTGATGCTGAATCGCCCGATGAATATTTCGTGTGAGGGAATCACGGCTGGATCCTTACTCTCCAAAGAAATTGGTTCAACAGTGCATGTACCATCTCGACATCCCCGAGCGCCGTGTGTGACCCGCTTGTTGATATCCCGTGACGTTGTGCTGTTTTCATAAGGCTACAGGTCAAAGCTTCGAGCCCCGAGACCATGTTCACAAACCTTGCAATCGAGCATGAATCAAGCGTTCTGTGTCCCATGTCTGGAACCTGCAGCCGGTGCCGTTTGCACGCGGCAAGCACGAAGCCACGATCAAAAGCCACGTTATGCCCGACAAGTACGTTCCCGTGCAGATTTTCGAAGTGTTCTGTCCAGATATTCGGGAACGCCTCGCTTGTATCGTCGGGCTTGTAGCCGTTGATCGCCACTGCCTCCGGGTCAATAATAGCCCCCTCAAAAGGTTTCACAGAATGCCGTGTTGTGACAACCTCTACCAGTTTGCGATCAGTCTCAGAGAAGAAACAAACACGCGTACAAATTTCGACAATGGCGTGTTTGTCAGGGTCAAGCCCCGTCGTCTCGATGTCAAGTATACAGTATCTCATAGCTCCACCTCGCCCCCTAGCTCACGAAGAGCCAGCAAGATCGGCCGTGTGGCCAGTGGTGCAAACCTGCCCCTTGCGTGACTCTCACAACGCAAGGAATTTTGAGGAGAGATAAAATGCGCCGGTTTTTTGCAACCTTCGCATTCGCAAGACGGCAGATCTCGCGCCCCTCTCTGCAAGATTTTTGTGGCCATCTCGATTCGGGTTGCATCTGGTTTGTTGCTCGGTCGGTCGGTCATGTCGGTCATCCTTTCCTAATTCCACACAACACACGCAAGGCGAAGATCAAAAACGCGATCATCTTGGGTGTGTTGCCAAGTGACAGTTCGTAATATGGCGAGCTGTAGCCTGTGCCGTCGTCTTTTTTCGTGAAGAACAGCACGGCGCTACGCGTGAGGTGTATCGTTGTTGTGTACCCTTGCGATCGGGGTATCTTGTGCACGTCCACGTTGAATTTGCCGCTCAGATGGGCGTCAACGGCAAGGGCCAGAGCTTGCGTGAATTCCCCGAGGCGCGCTGCGTCGAGGTGCATTTTTTTTCGAACAGGTCGATCAACATACTCGATCGAAACCTCTTTTTTCGAGGTGTCCAGTGTCACTAGCAGATCGTCAACGCGGAATTCACGCATGGTCCTTGCTCCTTCTTACAGCATCAAAACGGCGGCCCGTCGTCTTGCGATGGGTCAGAATAGTCATCGAAAAACTCGCTTGGTTGCTCTTGCTGAGGTGCTGGGCGTTGTGGCGGCGCCGGTCGTTGTGGCGGTCGCGGCGCTGGTGTAAACCCCTGACCTTGCTGGGCATTCCTTGCCGCGGCATCGCGTAGACCTTGGTGCTGTGGCGCCGATGGGCGCTGTTGCTGCTGTTGCATGGGAACCCCCTGTTCTTTGAGAACGGCGCGCAACAAAGGATTATGGCGCGCCGAAAACCGTCGACGCTGGGCTTCATCCATCTCATTCTTGACCCCTGATCCGCCGAGCTTGTTGACCCATTGGATACGCGGGCCTTTGATGTCTCCCGCGTCGTCTCGTTCGATGTCAATGACGATCTGCGCCGGCTTTGAGCCTAGACCTTCCCAGGTGTCCCAATTCCCGAGCCAACCTGTATACGCGAGCGATTCGATCGTGCGTTTTGAGGTTTTTTCGGTAAAGTACCCATACCAATAAAGCTCTCGTTCCCCTTCTTCGGTGTCGAACGCGAATTTCACACACACAAACTCGGTCCCAGTGTCGGCGAATCCTAGTTGTGCTGAGATTGCGCGCGCTTCGTATTTTCCAGGTTGAATCATGACTGTTCTGTCTCCTTTGCTGCGATCACTTGTTGAGCGTACCCTTGCAATAGCGACACGGCGCGGCGTAGCTTCACCGGATCATCCCCGGCGAATTCAATTGCCTTTTGTCGCTTCACCTCGAGCGGCGTTCCAATCAACGGCTCACCCGCCGCGATCATCTGCTCTTTTAGTTCAAGAACCTCGTCAGGGAGAGCTTCCCCGGTAAGGTATTTTTCGAATTCCGCATAATCTAGATTGATTTCAGCTGGCATGCTCCAACGGCTTTTTGCATCATACACAGCGGACCATTGCGTGCACAGTTTACGAACACCTGTGGAAAAACCACGTGCTTTTGAACCTGTGCCTTTTACGAAGGCTTCGTACTTTGCGAAGAAGACCCCGTCCGACCATGCGCGCGTTGCGTCCCACGCTGACCGGTGAAGCTTCACTTCAAAACGCCGGTACGTGTCAAGCTCGGGGTTGTTTGTGTCTTTCTCGGTCGAGTGTCCGATAAAAATCACCCCCATGTTTTTCACGCGCCGCAAACTGTCCAGATCTCGCAACAACTGGGACCATTCTTTCGCCGCTAGGGCATAGCCCTTGCCATAGTCCGGTGAGTCAATGCTTGCCCACCTGTTCAGGGCGCAAAGGTGGTCCCAAAGAAACGTTTCGACAGGGCGTGCGCTATCAATGACAAGCGTCTTGTAAGGGTGCGCATCTAGTTTCAACATGGCGATCGTATCGAGTAGATCGAACCATGATGATATCTCAACACGGGGCGCGCCGATCTGCTCGGCACCTTCTTCTGCACAGGCAAAGAATGGAGCGGGTGCGCTTGCCGCCCACGTGGTTTTGCCCACGCCTGGCAAGCCCCAGATGAAAATGCGCGGAGGGGGGCGCTTGATGCCTGTCACAACATCCCCCATCGTGAGGCGCTTGCGTTCCGGGATAGCCGGAGACATGGCCGCGCTACGCGGCGCCGTTGGTCGTGCGTTGTTCATGGTCGCCACCATACAGCCTGCACAAGACTTGTCAAAAACATTTCTGATTTAGGTATGACATTGTAAGACATGGCGGCATGTGTAAGAGTCGACTGTCTTTTTATTCTCAAAAAAACTTGATCAAACTACTTGACACAGCACGGCCGAAAGGGTACTCATCGAAACATGGCAAAAACCACGACAGAGAAGAAACCAATTACGCGGGGCGCTGTATTGCTGCAGCGCTTTCTGGAGGACGAGGGGCTAAGCATGAATAAGCTGTGCAAAATGCTCGGAGTCGAACGCTTGAGCCTTGCTCGCGTGTTCACCGGCGAGGCTCAACATGTGAGCGTTGACCTGGCGTATCGTGTCAGCGAACTGACAAAGAACGCGATCTCCCCTGCGGACTTTCGCGAAACAACGAAGCGCTAATTAGGACCATGCGACCATGCGAATTATTGCGAACAATAAATTTCTCGACCATGACGATCCTGAGTTCAAAAAGCACATCAAGATCGAAGAAATCGCCGCGAACCTATCGCGGATCAACCGCTACGGCGGCGCTGTTGCGTACAACGTAGCGCAGCACTCTCTCGAGTGCTCCGTCTTGGCTGAAGAGCTTGGGTGTTCGCTTGTTACGCAGGCGCACTGTCTTCTACACGACGCGCATGAGGCCTACACCGGCGACGTCATCCAAAGCTTGAAGCATTTTTTGCCGCCCGCATACCATGAGCTAACCGGCGCAATCGATCGCGAGATCTTCGCCGTCGAAGGGTTGCCCCAGCCGTCCGAGATAACGAGGCTTACCGTTGACAAACTTGACGCAGCTATGGCGCAGATCGAAATCAAGGCCTTCTTCCCTCATAACGAGGAATTGCAAAGCTTTGTCAGATCGATCGATAGTATAGCCGCGGGCTCGTCAACATTCTGCGATCGTCCGCTGCGCTACTCATCACGATATGAGCTTGTGATCTGCATGATCACCAAGCTCGCGAGGTATACCCTCGATGCGCAAACAGCGGAGCATCAATTCCTAATGCGCTACCGAGCAATCAGAGAAGGGCTCAAGCTGCTATGACCAATTGGGAAGCCCAATTCATTCGCGGCGAGCTTCGGCGCCGCGGAAGCTTCACGCATCTCGAACTGGTCGAGACAATACAGGCCACACGATGCCGTTGGTCGCAGTCTGCACGCGAATGCATGACCGAACTGGTCAAGCTAGGCTTTGCAGACTTTGACCAGCAAACGGACACCTACACACTCAAGAAGTAAAAAAGCCCCGCAGCTTTCACCGCGGGGCGGACCAACGCGAGGCGACCAACCCCGACACGGAGCGAACCATGCAAGAGATTGATAACACGACAGGCAACAGCGAGCAAATTCTAACACGAGAGCAGCGCCGATCAAAACGCGCGCGCAAAGTGAGAGCACGCACCGAAAGCATCAAACGGACCACAAAACGCAGCATCGAGATCGCGCGCTTGCTCAATCCTGACGCTGACGATATTCAGGCCGAAAGGCCGAAAACACGCGCGCAATGCGCCGGCGTTGCTCGTCCTTGCCCATGGGTCGGCTGTCGGCACAACCTATTCATTGACGTCTCGGACGCCACAGGTGCGATCAAGTACAATTTCCCAGATCTGGAACCTGACCAGATGCGCGCCGGAGAGAGCTGTGCGCTTGATATACTCGAACGCGAGCCGGACGGGGTCACGCTACAAGAGACGGGGCGACTGATGAACCTCACGCGCGAGCGAGTGCGTCAGCTTGAGAACATCGCCCTTTCAAAACTCACGGGCGAGATGCCAAACCAAGAGCGACTCGAGCGCGAACTGAACGCACGACGTTTGCCCGTCGTCTCTCAACACGCATCCGCTTCCCTGCTCAACAAGATCGTCAGCATGCTTGACGAGCAAGAAGAAGGGGAAGGGCTCACCGCGTCAGAAATTGGCGACAGGTTCCGCGAAGAGAACCCCGATCGCGCTCCAAGTCCGGCGCACCTGCTAGCAGCAATTAAAAAGCTTGCCGAGCTTGGCTGCGTCACTCGACAAGGCCTCGATCTGGTCGTTACCGCGAACGCGTCCGAAATCTTGGCAGACCACAACAAAAAGAGTCAAGCGGCATAACATGACACGGCTCAAGGAATTGCTCAGTGATAACGCATCGTTTGCCGACGATCTCGAGTCCTACGCATTTCAGATCGAGGGGTTCATTGACCCCGAAGACGAAGAACGCACAAACAAACAACTGCGTTGTAAATACTGGCGACCGGGGCCACACATGCGCAACAAGGCGCGAGACGACAAGGCGCGAGACGACAAGGCGCGAGACGACAAGGCGCGGGAGTCAGGGTGCAAGGCGCTGGCAAAGAAGCGCGGGAAATCATGAAAGCGTGGCATGCTTTGCCGCGAACCACGGCCGTTAATTTTCGAGATGACGGCGCAATCTCTCTCGTCTGCACAGTTTGCCAGGTTCCCGAGCATTATCACGGCTACACGGGCCTCAAGTTTGTTGAATGCCTCTTTGCCCACCTGACAAGGCACGCGGCGTGTAGCGCGCAACCTGGGACCAGCAACACAGCAACACCAACCGAACAGACCAACGCGACCAACGAAACCCCGGCGCCCTTGACAAGACACCGGAACCCCAAGCCACAACGAACGCTGTTTTAGGAGCGACCCCATGCATGCTGTATCTGTGCCCGATCCATGGCTTTTTGCCGCCATGTCAAACGGACTTCTTGTGCCGTGCGCTGTCAATGTACCTTTTCGTGGTAACGTGTTGATCCGGCGCGTTGCCAAAAAGGTTACCAAAAAGCAATACCTCGAATTTGTAGCTCTCGCGGCGCGCAATTGCCCCTCTGTCACCTGGCCAACCTACGAGGCTTTTTGCGAAGCCACAAAAGACAATGGGCTTGTAGCTGTAGCCACCTTGGCAGGGTGCGAGACGTCAAAAACAGACATGCACCGCGCGGATTTTTGTTTGAACCTATCGCGGTTCGTACCGCTCGAGAAGCCGATCCGTATCTGCCGTTCTGCCCCTTTTCTTTGTCGTCAAGGGGGCGCCCCTTCGCAAGTACCTTGACCAAAAGCAGATCTCGCTACCGTTTGAGGTTCCCACATGAGCAAGGGAACATCTCGCGTGTTGTTGATCTGCCTCACAACAGCCTACCTGTGCACCATGATTTACCAGTGCACAAACGACAAGAGCATCACGCCCCGATGCCGCGACAGCGTGCTTGTCAACGACCGAGGCGTAACAGAGTTCTACTGCCACCCAGATGCACGCCTTGACCTTGGCGGAACACAACCCGCGTGCATCTGCGACCGACCAGAAACAACCCCAGAGGAACAATAACCATGACCAACGACCAACTAGCTGAAATCGAATCCCGCGCCAATGCGGCAACACCGGGGCCGTGGCACCTGAATAGCGCAGACGGCTGTTATACTGTGTGCACTGGCCCAGAAGACGACACCGATGGGCCGCACGAATGCATTGCGAGTATATTCGACACTGAGGACGGTTTCGAGATGCGTGAAGCTTCGGATTTCAAAAACGCTGTATTCTGCGCCCACTCCCGCGCCGACGTCCCTGCTCTTATCGCCGAAGTCCGCCGACTGCGCACCGAGGCGGCCAGGACTGTCCTAGACGGACTGAGCGTCCAGGCGTTGGTGGCAGAAAACGAGGCTTTGAAAACACGCAATGCCGAGCTGTCGATTGCGCTCGACTCGTTTCAAAGCGAGCTGTTCAGGACACAAGACGAGGCCGCGAAGAATAGGCGGGGTTTTGTGTGGGAGCCCTTCAAAGACGAGGGCGAGTGGCACTACCGACTGAGGTTCAACGATGAGTTCGAATTTCGACTGACATATTACAACGAAGAGCCGTTGCTGGAATTGTACTCTGCAGACGACGAATACTTGCGAAGCTGGGATGCTTACTACTGGTTTCCCGAAGAAAGGTTCGACAAATCAGAGCAACTAATCCGCGAGCTTGGTTTCGCACGCGACGGCGATACCTTTGAGCGGAGCAAGGTGACGCCATGAAAGCCGAGGGAGAAATGAAGCTCGTGCTAAGCGGCGGAGGCGATGACAGTTTTAATCTGTACACTGCGATAAAAGTCACCAAGCCTTTCGCTGTCGATTTCGGAGTGAGTGTGCTCTGCTATTGCCAGACAGTGCGCCAAGCGAAGGAGCTGCTTGCGCTACTGCGTAGCCTTGGCGCTGAAATCGAGCTGTCCCAATCCGTGATTACGGCACTTGGGGAGGTAGAGAAATGAAAGCGATATCTCTTTGGCAGCCATGGGGTTGTTGGAGGCAAAAAAATGACAGTCATAGAACCAAGTGATGCGCGGTGGCACAACAAACCGCTGTGGGTCGTGTTTGGACACCAGAACGAACCGTCTATTCTGCCCTGCGTCTTGCGCGCATACGATGAAGATCACAGGATGTTGCCAGACGGACGGCCTGGGACTGTCGTGATCTGGGGGTACAGTGTTTGGCGTCAAAGACCAGGGTACAGAACGTACGGTCTTGACCTGTCAACATGGGTCCAGCGTTCCGAGCTTGAGCCTGTGTTTTTCGACAGTCACGACGACGCGATCGAGCGAATCCGCAGCTTGACCACTGTGCCTGTTTCAGTGCTGAGGGAACTGGAGGGTGGTGGGAAATGATTTACACCTGTTGGGTCGACACGGGGCCAGACTTCGGACCATTCGAAAAGAAACAATGGTCGGCGCAAACCTCCGCATTTGCTGCTGAACGCCACGCTAGGTATTGGTTCAACGAAAACTACGACGAGGCAGACGATGCAGCGTTTATCGTCGTGGTGAGCGACGAGAATGGAACATCGTCTCGGTGGGATATTATCACCCAGGTCGAGCGCACCTACTCAGTCATGGAGATAAAGAAATGAAAGCAATATCTCTTTGGGAGCCATGGGCGACGCTTATGGCACTTGGTCTAAAAACAGTAGAAACCAGGCATTGGTCAACGGCTCACCGTGGCATTCTCATCATTACGGCCGCAAAAAAATGGAGCAAAGAGACGGAAAGGTTTTGCGCCGAGCATGCACAGATTGCTAGCGCTCTAGCAAAACACAACATCAAAATCGATGACCTCAAGGATAACATGGGGAAAGCTGTTTGCTCTGTGATTTTGAGGGATTGCATTTCGACAACCACTGATTCCTCTCACATTCTGAGCATTACCGGGGTGGAACAATTGGGGTTTGGCAATTTTGAGCGAGACCGCTACATGTGGGTGACGGATACGTTGATTCGATTTCCAAGACCAATTGATGTCGTGGGTCGGCAGGGCCTATGGAATCTACCTCAATCGGTCGTTGACGAGATACAGGGCCAGTGGGCAGCGTCGGCGCTGACGGAGGCGATTAAATGACCACACCAATCACCCCCGAAGAAATCGCGCCCCTGTACGACATCGCGAATGATTCCGGATGCGAATGGGCCAATGCACTGGCCGATAAAATCGAAGCCATGCAGGCTGAAAACGCCGCGCTCAAGAAGCGGATTGAGGAGAGTGCGCGGGAATTTGATTGGTATCTGGACGAGGCCGGTGTGTGGTGTCTGCATGCGTTTGGCGCAAGAGCTACGATTTACCAAAATGGCATTAGGTGGTATTGGTCTGTGTTTGACGATAAGCCAAAGGGAGGACTAGTGGACAGACTAATAGACGCGTTTGAAGCGGCAAGAATAGCGCTGCTCGAAACAGGAATCGTTCGCCCCATCGACACAATCAGCCATGATCCATGCGGCAATCCTTTACAACCGCTACCACGGGGCGCCGGTAGTTTGCGTTGGGTTCAAGCACCCAAATTCGAAAACCAACGGCACAGAATACACGGTCAAACGCGCGAAACGTGCGCAGATCTGGACGGAGGTCTTCACGTTGCCATGAACGACAAAACCTTGTTGATCAACAACCCGGAGATCGTAGGTTTCCCAGATACCGGAGGCCGGCGATGAGCACCATTAACGCATGGTCACCCGTTGACAACATCAACGCGTTTGATGTTCGTATACCGGATGCCGAGAAACGCGAGGGCGTCAATGGGTGGGTTGACACCCTGGAGTCATGGCTGCAGCACGAATTCGGAAACTGCGAAGCATTCCTACATAACGGCGAAACCGTCTTGTGTGTCTCGCGTGCGTGGTCTGATGCGTCCGAACAGAAGGCAATCATCGAGAAGCTTTTCAACGCAGCAAAAAACGGCATTGAAAAGCCAGGCTGGCCCCTGCAGCTAGGGGGCTTGATGCTTGGTGTCGACCTTGACTTGATTGTAGAAGCACGAAAGGGCGCGACAGCATGCAAAACAGCGAGATAAAAAAAGAGCTACTGTTCAACCTAAAAAAGCGCCTGGCTTATATGTTCGCAACATTTTTGCACCATGCCACCGTGGCATGGTTGACATGTCTCGACCAACCAAGGAATGACCCACATGACCACCGTCAAACGCATCAGCCTCGTTTCAGTTTCACTCGTCAACCCGGATGCGATTTTCGCACCAACAAGCCCCAATTGCCTGCTTTCTGTCATCGAACCATCAAAACGCGTTCTATTGCTCGTGAAAATCATCGCCGCGGGTCAAATGTACCAAGAGAAATACAAGGAACACGCGGACAAGCGAGACTGGTTTGTCGAAGTGCATTTCACGCAAGAAAGGCCAGACGGCTCTTCTGGGCTTGTAATTGGAATCTCTGTGCCGAACATGTCTCTTGTTGCTGAAAAGCATAAGGCATACCCGAGCGAATTTGACGGCCCGTATATTCTGCGCTGTATCGAGACGATCAACAGATACCTGACCGAGAAGCAGATCGCGGGGTTCCCTGTCGTGCTACATGGCACGGCTAACCATGTCGTGAATGTTCAGCCGGTATTTGTTGACGCGCTTCTGCCAGTCATTGAGGCATACAAGACGCTCTTGACCTCCGATGCCCTCATGAATGCCGTGCAGGCCATACACAGCGAAGGTGTGCTCGAGAAGGCATTTGTTGAACACGTCCAAAAATCAGGTTTCTTTGATCTCGAGCGAGCTATCGACACAGCAACCGAGCAGGCCAACGCCGGCTCGAGCTTGCTCTGCTAGCCTTGCCCTGGCGTGCACCCTGACCACGTGCACGCTACACCTTCAAACGGACCGCCAGCTATGACCAACGCCCCACGAAGCACACTCGATGCCATTGACAGTTTTTTTGCTGTTGAACAAGACGAGCGCGCCGCCATACAGACAGAGGCATCGGGCCTTCTCGAGCTAGACGAGAAGGGAAATATCACAGAAAAGCCGCTCGACCTTTCGATCCATGTCGACACCTTCCCGGTCGAGCATGTGCCCAGAATCGTCGGCGACTACATCGCAGAGGTTTCGCGCGCTCTCGAGATTCCTGCGGATGTTCCGGCGCTCATGATGCTAGCAGCGCTTGCCGTACCCATGGCCGGACGATACTCGATCGAAGCCTGGCCAGGTTGGACCGAACCGCTCAACCTGTACGTGTGTGCCGCGTCTGATCCCGGCACGCTGAAGACGCCGGCGCTACGTGCGGCCATGGCCCCCTTGTGGGAGTTCGAGAGCGCGATGCGTGATGACTGGTCAAGAGAACGAGACCGTATCGAGTCCGACAACGCAGCGCAACCCAAGGGGGCGCCGAAGAAGGCAATCCCTCCGATCCCCACCTGGTTTGTGGACGATATCACCCCCGAGACGCTGGCGTCGAAGATGGGCCAGCACGGCGAACGGATGACCATCGCCACCGACGAAGGCACAGCGTTCAAGCACATGACCGGCGCCTATTCGGCGAACCCAAACAACACGATCTGGCTGAAAGCTCACGACGGTTCGAGGGTGAGCATCGATCGGCGCGATGACTCCAAGCACGTTACGCTGAAAAGGCCCCTGTTGACGCTTGCTCTTGCCATACAGCCGGAGATTCTGCGCAGCGCCGCGGCAAAGCCTGAACTCCGCGGGGTTGGTATGTTGGCAAGGTTTCTTTTTGCCGTTCCAGAGTCGACCGTTGACCAGATGACGTTTCGCGCCGCTCCCGTTGCACATGACTCTCGGGCGCGCTATCGCCAGCTAATTCTGGCACTTTGCAAGGTTGGCGCGGACCTGAATTCGAACGGTGAGCCGTCAAAAATTGAATGCTCCCCCGAAGCATCCGAGATCTTGAGGCAGGTCTCTTGCGCCATTGCCGCGCGCTGTGCTATAGGTGAAGACCTGCACTGCATTGCAGACTGGGCAAGCAAATTGCGCGGAAAAATTGCAAGACTAGCTGGCTTGTTTCATTGCGCCGAACAGGTGGCCATCGGGGTTGACCCGATGAGAATACCTGTTGCCGCCGAAACAATGTACAATGCAGCTAGTTTGGCGCCTTATTTCATATCTCACGCCAAAAAAGCATTCTTCGTAATGCGGGCAGACCTGACAAATAAACTCAGTCAAGATTTGCTTCGTTTTATGGGGAAAAATGGCTTGAATCAGTGCACGGCAAGAATAACTTGTCGTAAACTTGGCGTGAATTCGTCAGACGCCAAAAAGGCACTTTCAGAGCTTGTTTCGCAGGGTATTATGAAACTTGTCAATTTGTCGGGCGGTTCTCGGGGCCCCAAGGTTCAAGGGTACGAGTTGACCGCAGCCGGACAAAAGATCGTTCGACAGGTTGACGAGTTTCAAAAACAAGCCTCGCGTGGCTGAAAAGACAGACTCTCGAAGGCCTGACAAGTTGCTGACAAATTCACGACGAGTTTGACAGGTATACCTTGTGAGAGGTATTAGAAAAGAGAGTATAATATTATTATTATTTCATTATTACTATATAGTATATATAGATGTATCTGGATACATAACAGAGAGGTTGAAGGGCTAAAGCCTGCATGCTGTAAAGCCCAGGACTTTAGCCGCTACCTTCGGACCACCCAAGGCAGGGGTAACCGTGAAGACTACTTCACTACCCGCAGCGCCACCACCTGACCGGACGCGCAAACCTTGCGACCTCGGAACAACGCAATGCGTTGGTAAAGTTTGCGAAGCGTGTTGCAAAACGCAACAGTGCGTCAAGCGTCTCACGTCTGGCATCCGAGTACAAGAACCGAGATGCGCGGCACCCGACCGAACGGTCAAGAGTGTTTGAATTCAAACGCCTTGTAACATTTTTTGGCCATGCCACCGAGCCGGCTATACACCCAAGCGGTCAACGCAACAGACCAACCAAGAAAGACGCTCGAACATGCATCACACCGGACCACGCGACCCCGTAACCCATGGCCAAGCCACCTTGAACCAAGAAGGGCACCACAGCGAGCCAGATGTCACTGGTGAAGCCTTGCAAGGTGCACCGTCGGCATTCTGTGCTTTGTGGGGCTTGCCTGACAATCGGACCAAGCCTTCAACCATCAACATCTCGATCGATGAGGCAAGAGATGGGTTCAACGGGGATGCTTGGCAGTGGCAAGAAGACATTGAATGCCGGCAAGATGAGGCAAGACGCGAACGCCTGCACGTTGCGACGCGAGAACACGGCGAGGTCTGCGCCGACGCCAGGGAAACGCGGCGCAAGGCAGAAGCAGAACGAGAAGCGCGATACTGGCAAGAAGCAGAGAGGCACTCGCGGCCAGTGGTAAAGCAAGATGCGAAACCTCAGCAGGTGTTTGAGGTGGGTGATATTGTCTCATCGCGCGAATTCATCGTGTTTGACGATCTTCATTATAAAATGGTGCTGAATTCGCTCATCACGGAAGAGTTGACCTCTAACGGAAAAACGTTCTTTCGCATCGAGACTGTTCAACCTCCGGGTTCGAAAATAGTCGGCAAACATTGGTCGCAGGTTGTCCGTGCCGAATGCCTGACACTTGTGCAAAAAGCACCAAAGTCATTCAATGGTGACGTTTTTGTGGCTGAAGAAGGTGCCGTGATTTTGTGGGATAACCCAGGGCATACACACGAAGCGCCGGTTCCAACAAAACAACTCGGCTGGGTGCTACAGCGTCACGGTTTTATGCGCATCGTTACACATCTGGCTAAAACTGGCATTGTCGACAGATTCAACGTGAATGTTCTTTCTAACGATCTGACCCTTCTGTACACACCGGAAGAATTTCAACAGGTCCGCCCGTTGCTTGCCAACGACATCGACCCAAGAAAGGCCGAGAATGCGCCGGATGCTCCGCAAGACGAGCCCGAGAAAGGCGCCTTGAACCTTGGCGCGATTGCGATCGAGGCTAGCGCAATCATTGGCTTGATTGATAATACACCAACGCCAGAAGGTGACGACACATCGGCATATGTTCAGCGCTCTCTCATGAACAACGTTAAGTCACAAGCAAAGGTCATTCTTCGGTTGATCTCGATGCTTGAAGAGCAGAAGCGCAATCAAAAACAGATGAAAGACAGGCTCCGGCGTTCAGCGCAACACCTCGAAGCAGCGATCAAGGCTGCTAACGACGAGGGGGAAGCATGAGAACGATCTCATGGTTCTCTTGTGGCGCAGCGTCGGCCGTCGCGGCCATGCTCACGCTCAAAGATACGCCTAGCGCAATCATTGCCAGGTGTATCGTGGACAACGAACACGAGGACAATAGCCGATTCGCTGACGATGTGGCGAAGTGGCTAGGTGTAACGGTACTCAACGTTCGATCGTCGAAGTATGCCGACTGCTGGGACTTGTGGCAGAAGCGACGCTTTTTGAATGGACCAAACGGCGCTTTGTGCACGGTTGAAATGAAAAAAAAAGTCAGGCAAGAATTCTCAAGGCCTGATGACGTGCACATTTTCGGTTTTACTTCTGAAGAAGAAGAGCGCGGCGCTATTTTTGAAGAGAATAACCCAGATGTGAGGGTTAAATTCCCTCTCATAGAGCAAAGGGTCACAAAGCGGGATTGCTTCGAAATCATCAAGGCCGCGAGGATCGAATTGCCTATGATGTACAGACTAGGCTACCACAACGCGAATTGCATCGGTTGCGTCAAGGGCGGCGCAGGATACTGGAACAAGATCCGTGTTGATTTCCCCGAGGTGTTTGCGCGAATGTCAGCCTTGGAAGAGTCGATCGGAGCGAGTTGTATAAAAAAGAAGCCGCTTCGTACTCTTCCGCCGAACGCTGGCAGACACAAAGATCTCGAGTTGCCAGATTGCGGCTTGTTTTGCGGCGAAAACACACCGTCATGGGAAAGGGGCGAACAATGAGCGCGCCAGATCTAAAAATGAATGTTGACGTCACAATTGATTATGTGACTAGCAGGAACACAAAAATGTTTGTGTGTCTGATGTTGCTAAACGTCGCGCTTGTTGTGGCCCATATATGGCTTGCTTGCGCGGATCACCCTACACGGGAGCTAGAAGGGTGCCTCCGGGTTGATCCGTTCTGTCGAGTGCAGCGCTGTTCTAAGCAAGCACCAGATGGGCGATCGTGTGAGGCCTGGGAACCATGACTCCACGCCATGCCGCGGTGTTTTTGTTCGCCATGGCTTGCGTGTGGCTTGCCGTTCGGCCTATCGATGCCGTCCAGATGGGCGGCGCTGCGCTGTTGATCGCTGCATTCTCGGAAAGGTGAACCTATGGCTACCAAGAAAACAACACGCGCCGGGGTTGGTGCCCAGGGCGAGAACATCGCAGAGATCTTCTTCGTACAGTGCAAAGACCTGTTCACTGTTTGGCGCATACCCAACGATTTTCAGGTGGTGGGCCGTAAGTTTGGCCGCATCATGGTCGTGCCAAAGCGCAAGAGTGGCCCCGACTATATGGGCTTGAGTCATATTGACGGGCGAAACGTCGCGTTTGAGGTGAAGAACCTAGGCAGTAAAGCGCTCACTAGCGGCAAACTCGAGGCGCCTCGCCTGGCGTTTCAATATATCGAAGATCATCAGCTGCAGGACATGATGAGAATTCACACAAGAACGGGGCTCGCCTTGTTTTTGGTGGTTCATGGCAACCCATGGCGAGGCGGCGCCTTGTACGCTGTACCGCCTTACGTGGTGCTCGATGCCAAAGCAAAGGGGGCGCTCTCTCTCAAAGCGGCGGACCTTGCCCCGTATACCGTGAAGAACGCAGAAGATCTCGGGGCGATATGGTCCGCCATGCTGGCGCTAAAAGGACGCGTGCCTCGAGACGCGTACCGCGGCGACGTTAAAGCATCGATCGACGAGTGAACACGCGGTGCTAGGCTTGGATGTTATGGCAATCTTAGCAGAACGAGCGGCAAAAATTCGTGGTGGTCTGGCACTCGGCGGCGCTGGTAAAGGCATGTTCTCGGGTAAAAAGCTTGGCGATGTTGGCACAGGCAAAGGGTCAGGTGTGGCCGCTGCGGCGCTGGCCAGAATCAACCCGAAAGCGTTGCTCCCATCTGATAAGCTTAACAAGCTATTGACAGAAGGGATCGCTATGAAGGTGCGGCAATTCAAAGGCACAAAGCCGAGCAAGCTGATCGTGATGAGTTCAAAGCGACTCATGAAAGAAGCGTCGTCTTCAGAGGGACGGTGAACCATGGCAATTCGAAGCATCACCATGGCGCAATTTGAGAGATTGCGAGAGATTGCAAGCACGCCAGGCAAGAACATCGGCGAGCAACTAAGGCAAGATGCCGCACAACGTGAGCTTAAAAAAATCGCTGATTTTCGAAGAACCCTAGTAGCGCCGGCAAAGGATGCCGCTTACCGCTTCTCAGCCAAAGCCGGCAAGGTCGTTAACATGAAGAACGCCGGCAAGAACAACGGGTTGTTCGATGCCGCGCTTGCGAAGCTTGGACCGACGTCGAAAGGCGGCACTCGGTTCAATGGGCTCATGCGCGCGGCGCCCCTGGGCTTTGATCTGAAGACACGAACCCCAGAACGCAGGGGCTTCCCTGACAAGGCGTTTCATCGCGAGCTGTGGAAGACAGCACGACGCGGTAAAGGCCTAGGTGGCACAACGTCAAGCGAGGGCCGGTGATATCCGAGACAACGCGACTGCTAGACCACGTCAGAAGCCTGACGGATGCGATCCTTGTGCCCTTCTCGGGGGGAAAGGATTCCCTCGTGGTGCTCGACCTATGCGTCTCGAGATTCCCTCGCGTCGTGCCGGTCTATTTTTACATGTTCCCAGATCTGGAAATTGACGATCGGATCCTGGCCATAACAGAACGCCGGTATGGTCTGAAAACGCTGCGCTACCCTGCCAAGTCCTTGACCGAAAGGCTACGCCAAGGGGCACTGAGAACCACAGCCGTGCAGGGCGTGCCGCGCATCACAAACCAAGATCTCGAGGAACTGGTGAGACACGACACCGGCGTTGACTGGTTCGCATCTGGCGAGCGGATCAACGACTCGATGGCAAGGCGAGCAAGGCTCAAGCGGTGCAGGGGGATGGAAGAGCCTCAGCGCCGCATTTTTCCGATCTACACCTGGTCAACCGCTGAGGTGTACGCGTACTTGACAACGCGGCGCATTCCCAAGCCCATAAGGTTCGGCCATGCTGGAACCGCTGGCGTGAGTGGCTTGGCGATGAATCATCATTCACTCGCTTTTTTGCGCGATGAGTACCCAACAGACTACGAGCGAATTAGGAAGGTGTTTCCCCATGTCGAAAGCATCATTGCAAGAGAAGAATTCAAGCAACGTCGTGCCGCTTCACAAGCTGTCGAGAGTCCAGAAATTCGAGCCGATGCGGATCAACAGGGGTGAGATCAAGAACGCACCCTACAATCCGCGCAAGATCAACCCGTTTGCACGTGAGAAACTGAAGAAGAACCTCAAGGCGCACGGCCTAGTAGAAACGCTCGTATGGAACAAGCGCACGGGCAATCTAGTCGGCGGACATCAGCGCTTGAGCTTGATCGATGAGACAGAGGGGGATGATCAGTTCTCGCTTGATGTGTCGGCGATCGATGTGCCGGAGCGACAAGAGAAAGCGATCAATATTCTTCTAAATAACTTCACGGCCCAGGGCGAATTCGATCAAGATATGCTGGCCAGCTTGCTAAACTCCGGCGATGTAACGCTTGATGAGATCGGCTTTACACGCTTTGAGCTTGACGGGATAGCGCCGGGCGTCGAGTTTCACCTACCAGAAGACAACCAAGAAACCGCGGCGATCGTGGCGGATGCTCAGCACACAAAAGAGAAGCTGGACAAGCTCAAGGAACATCGCAAGACAGAGCAGGCAAAAGGGAACGCACAAAACGACGTCGAGATCTCGACCGTGTTGGTGTTCAACACACGAGACAACGCGCAGAGATTCGCCTCTTTGCTAGGCCTTGACCCCGAGTCAAAGCTACTTGACGGGGAAGAAGTGCTAGCAATACTCGAGGGGGCTTTTGACTCGGTCGAATTTGAACAATAACGCGACCGTTAGCAGGCCTTGCTCGCTTGCCACGACACGCCCCTCGATCTTGAGGGTGTTCACCATGTCGAATATGTCAATGGGTTCCCTTTTGATGTTGAACACCAGATCGTAAGGCACGACCGGAAAGCCAGCGCTTGCGATGGTTTCAAAAACCTTCTCTTTGAAGGCATCTCGCGTGACGCCTTCCCTTGTCGTGCTTTCGCCCTTGTAGGCGCGGCGCACGAAGTCAGAGGCGCGCGCGAAGTCAGAGGCGCGCGCGATACGCTCCGCGATGGTTTCTTGTTCCCCTTTCGGAAGAAAGACGATCTTTGCATCTGGCACATCAAAGAGCTTAACAGCGCCTCTGACCGCTACCTTTTCGACCCTTCTCACGTTGCGAAGATGCCACACAAATACGGTTGACCCGTTGACCGTGGTTCGTTCGATATCGAACAGGTCAACAACGCAGTAGGATACACCGCGTGCAAAATACTCGCCCCCCTGTGCAGGAACAAGCGACGAACAGATCAACAGATCTCCACGGTGCGCGGTCGACCATGTCCGGTATTCTTTTGTTTTCAGGCCAGCGCTGATGTGACAGGCAAAGGGATTCTTAACGCTGAGTGCTTTCATTGGTCATTGCTCCGAGATGGTTTTAACTGCGATGGTTGCGCGCGCCTTAGGTGAGCGCGCGCGAAAGGTTACGACACGGCCCCCTTTGCCACCAAACAAGGCGGCAAGGTGCCCAGGGCCATCGGTGGCCAGGTCAACACGTTGGCCACGGAACACGAACGCGACCGAACAAGGGGAGGCGTACACCGCGGACGAACGAACACCAGCGTCAAGCTCTGCAAGGGCGTTTACTACTGCAAGAATTTCGAGGTGCACGTTCATGGTTGGTCGCTCCGTTGTTGTTACAGTCCACACCTTACAGCATAAAAAGAGCTTGTCAAGTATTTTTGAAAAATACTTCTCACGCGAGTTGTTTGCGGTGTGTTTGACAGATCTTGATCGCTACTTGCCAATCAGCATCAAGAAGGGGCAAGCCTGCCTCGAGAAGCGCTGCAAGGGCATGACCAGCGCTTGTTGTGGCAAGGGAAAAACCAACGCCGTTACGCTCTTTTACGTGGTCATCGTCAAGCGCTGCAAGTGTTAGCAAACCGTTTGCCGCGAAGCGCTCCGCATCGGTTGACGCATGGTGCGCGTTTGCAGCGTCGCGAATTCGAATCTTGCGGCCAAGTTTGTCTTTCACTGCGCGAGGTGCAGAGGCGTTCACAACAGCCTGTTCAACCTCAGAAGAGACCAACTCAGAGGCAATTACGGCAAATTCTGCCATCTCATCAGCACCGCATGATACTGCGTCATCTGCCCCTTTGCTTGCCGCGTCAACCGATGCGGCGACTAGGGCCAATTTGCGAGCAACAGTACGAGCGATCATTCGGTCGACTGCATGATCTGCGACGAGATGGGTGTAAACGCAGGCGTTCTGTTGTCCGATACGGTGAATGCGATCCTCGCACTGTGCGTCAAGTAGGGGCGTCCAGCTATGATCGACGAAAATCATAGCGCTTGCGCGAGTGAGAGTGATAGCCACGCCACCCGCTTGTATGGTCAGACCAACGCCGCGCAAATTGCCAGCCTGGAACGCTTCTTGAATACGTCCACGCTCATCTGGTGATGTATCACCAGTGATAACGGCCCAGCCTGGCCTAGCAGCAAGACGATCGATCGGGAAACGGTGCGCACTGGCCACGACAACCGGCGCCCCTTGCTCTTCGTACTCATCAAGAAGAGCTTCGCATGAGTCAAATTTTACTTCTGCAAGCTTTGCGCGGAATTTGCTGAGGTTTTCAAAGCCAGGACATGCGCTCAAGAAACGGTCGATCTCTGCTTCGGTAGCACTCTCGGACACTTGCAGGCCTTTCGCTTCTAGCTCGAGCGCAAGTTTGTCCAGTTGTTTGCGCAATGCTGCGCCGATGTCGCAAGCGTGCTCTGAATGCATTTTTGCTGGCAAGTCTTTTAGGACGTCCTTCTTCATGCGGCGCAGCATAACGCGCTCAAGTCCTTCTTGTGCTGCGCTCTCACGAATTCGGCCAGTCCACTCGATTCCGAATTTCCCTAGTTCACCGCCAAAGGTACGCAAAAACTGCGGATATGAACCGAACGCGGTTTTTGCAAGGTCGAATGTTTGGAGCAAGGTCCACAATTCAGAGGGTCGGTTAAGCAGCGGCGTAGCGGTCAACGCGTATTTACGATCGGCAAGTTTTGCGATAGCGCGGAAACGCGCCGTGCGTTGTGCTTTGGGGCTTTTCAGTGCGTGTGCCTCATCTGCCACCACAACCAAGCCAGCGGGGCAAGACTCTGGCAAAGATTCGGGGAGTATGTCGTAGTTTGTTACAACGATCTGGCCAGGTTTGGGCCATACGAACGAACCACGGCCAGACAGAACGACAATCTCGAGATCGGGGCGCCATTGCGCCGCTTCACGGCGCCAGACAGCCTTTGCAACGGCAGGACACACCACAAGCACAGGAGCGCCGGTGGGAATCGCCACAAGTGTCTGCAGTGTCTTGCCTGTGCCCATCTCGTCACTCAGCAGGCCTGATGAGCGACCGGCAAGCCATCGAACGCCGGCGCGCTGGAATGGAAACAGCGCCGCGCCACGCGCAGAGAGCTTCTCTGCGACGTCGTCCGCGCGGCTCTCCGCAGCCTTGACGGTGGCCGCAGCCTGCACCGAAGCGCGCTCGATAGCCTGTGCCAGATCTTCGGAGATCTGGACGGCAAGGCCTGCTTTTCGCGCCTCTGCCACGAATGAAGGGAGGCGAGCGACCGAAATCTCATTCTTGTTATCGCCAATGAAACGCCCCCCCGACGCTTGCAAAGCACCGCGGTAGCTTGCGAACTGCGCGCCATTGATGCGAGCGGTCAGGGTTGCAATTGCGGTGTTCGGCTTGGAAGATGAGAGAATGGAGATCATGGTCGTTCGTTCCGTTGGTTCGTTGTTACAGTCCACACCTTACAGCATAAAAACCGCTTGTCAAACATTTTCTTAAAATAGTTTGCCCTAAGGCATAGAATAAGGCGCCTGATACGTACTCAATAAACTCGAGTACCTTATCGAATTTGTTTGCTGCTCTGTAGGTCTTCTCTTGCATGCGAGTCCAGACCTTGACCGAACCAGAAACGGTCAGGTCAACACCAAAATGCACATGTTTGAAGAAGAAAGACACGGAACCTTCTTGCCTTGACGACATGGCAAAAGGAACACCACGGCCCTCGAGGTGTTCGATGAGAGAGTGAAGAGTGAAGAGAGGAGAGTTTGATGGTTTTGGTGGACATTTTTTTTGGCTCCGTTGGTTGGTTGTTGTCGAGGACAAGGGGAAAGTAACACACCTTGGCCCGTGGACTTGTCAAAAATTTTCTTTAAAAAGTTTTCAATCATACCAATTGGCGTCGCGTTCTCTGCGTTTTTCCTGCATTTTTTCGCCACCGTGGTTTTCAAGGTTGAATTTGTACAGGTCAAGGCGCTTTGTTCTGCCGTCTCTTGTCTGAATTGTGACAGTGCGCGCACCGATTGCTTTGATGGTTCCCCAGTAATGCAAGTTGTAACTATCCCAGATCGCGGCATCTCCGACGCGAAAGGTTTGTGTGTACTCGTCCCCGTCGGAGTTCTTTCCGTGTAGTGTCAAGGTTGGGATCTTGCGCGTTTTTACCTTCTCGCCTTGCATGTACTGCAAGGTTTCTGTTGAAAGGGTGAAGTATTGCCCGAGAGGACTTTGATCGCCCCAGCGTGAGAAGAATTGCCGTGTTTCTGAGGTTGCCATGGTCGTTTGCCCTTTGTTGGTTCGTTGTTACAGTCCAGACCTTACAACACAAAAAACGGGTTGTCAAACATTTTTCAAAAATAGTTTTACCTACATGTAGGACGATGCCGGTTGCATTTCGTCATCCCAGAGCGCAATTTGTTTGCATGGGAATCAAGCGAACCAAACTCCAGATCGAAGAATTGGCGACCGGTCAGGTTAACCCCGATGCGACCAAGACACCACACGTTAACGAGCGCGTTCTTTTCATCGCGAAAATGATCTCGACTGGGCTATACGAGCCCAGCATAACGCCGCATGAGCTGAGTCAAAAATGGGGGATCTCTCAAGCCACGGTGCGCCATGACGCGATGAGTGCTCGTTCGCTTATTTTGAGCGACGAAAACGATCGAGAGATGATCTCACTGAAGATCAAGGCACTTCTTCAGCGTTCCGCGCTGGTCGCCATCACATCGCCCGACAATACAATGGAACCCCGCGACCGATGCCGCGCTCTCACTGATACAGCTATGGCCCTAGCTCGTATTTTTGGCGTCGAAGCTCCGAAGAAGATCGAAGTCCGCCAGATGTCCGACATCGAACAGACCGTCTTGCAAGATCCGATCGGCGCTTCGCTCTTCATGTCATTGGGCCGGATACCATCCGAAGCGGAGATCGAGAAAGAACGACACCGCATCGAGGCTCAAGAGTCCGCGGCAAACTAGACAATTGCGCGCAACGCGTGCGACATTAACGGACCATGAGCGACAACAATAACACCGACACTGGGCAAGATACCCCGCCAGTTATCGACCTCGGACTCGAGGCGAGGCTTGAAGAAATCGCGAGCGACCCCGCAACGTCCGCCGAGATCTCGCAAGCGGCACAAACCATGCTAGCAGACTTGCAACATCTGCCGGTTGAAAAGCGAGACATGCTCGAGAGGCTTTCACCCGAGAAGCTCTCAGCGTTGCTCGCTTCCATTGCTTCTATTAAGGCAGAACGCGACGCGATCGTCTCGGTCAAGGCTGACGAAAAGCCTTTCGTCCAAGCTATCCCCCCGCCACCCATGCCGGTGCCGGTTGAACCCGTTGTTGTGCCAGCGGTTGACCCGCTACCCAAGCCCAAGAGCGTCACCAAAAAGCCAGCGCAACCAAAGAGCGATCTGTGTGGCTATGCAGCGGCATCCGCTCTCATGGCGACACACAACAAGGCTGTTTACCTGTGTCTTGTGATTAATACCGGCATGCTCGACACGAATGCAGCGAAAGCGATCGGGAATATGCCACAAGACGATCTTGCAAACCTTCTTGATGAGCTACCTGATACCGCGTCAGAGATGCGCCGCGCATTGAACGAGAAATTTCCAACTGTCATACCTGAAATCCCAGATTTTCAGGAGTTTTGACATGCTGGAATTCTTGATCGCTTTCGTCATCGCTGGGCTTGCCGTGCTGAGCTTCTGGCTCGGGTATCGAGAAGGGAAGGGGGCGGCGTACCGTGCCGCTATCAGTACACCCAAGGCAACGGAGCCACAGAAGTTTGGTTTGTTTGCCGACGATGCCGCGGCGATAGCAGCATCCGCGATCGATCTAGATCAAGAGTCTCTCGAGTGGCAGATCAGAGGCCTTGCCGTGCGAGCACATCAGCAAGGCATGGCTGAATTGCGCGATGCTTTCATCGCTACCAGCTCTTTGCCCGATGGTATAGCCGAACAACTGGCCACCGATGCGATCTGCGCGCTGGTAAGGGGCGATCGTGCCAGTTGATCCCGATGTTCAGAGACAGAATGAACAGCGCTTGCTAGCGCTGCGCACGCTATGCCGAAACGATGTCAACAAATTCATTGAAACGGTATTCAAAAACGATCAAGTAGACGGTTCTCCGCCGTTCGAACAACAGTGGTTCCATCGTGAGTGGCAGACCGCATGGCTTAGGGAAAAAATCGTCGTCATTCATGGCGCTACAGGCTTTGGAAAAACAGAGCAATTGCTCGGCCATCTGCTTTGGCGCATGGGTAAAAAGCCGAACATTCGAATTCTGATCGTCGGCAAGACATCGAGCAAAGCCGAAGAACTCACCGGTAAGCTCATCCGTCAGATCGAACATAACAAGGTTCTTCAATGGATTTTCCCAGAGCTAAAACCTGGTGCACCATGGGGCACAGAAACGGCGCGACTCGCAACCGCGGGCATTGACAACACAACCAACACCTTGACGGTTTATGGTATCGCCACGCCCAAAGCAGGGCCACGCGCGGACATTGTTGTACTTGATGACGTCAACGATATTGAGAACACGCGACTATCAGAACGCCGCGAGCATGTGATCGCAACTGTTGATTCTGTGCTCCGCTCTCGTCTCACGACAAACGGTCAAATTTTCATGCTTGCGAACGCATGGCATGAGAAAGATCTCGCGTTTACCTATGCGAAGCGCCGCGGTGTTTGGTATCGCGCTTATCCCGCGAGATACGAAGATGGTACAATGCTTTGGCCGTCGTTTCGACCTGCGGCGTGGCTCGAGGCAATCGAAAAGAACACGCATCCACTCGAATTCGCTCGTATGTATCTATGCAAGCCCTATTCAGAGAGTGACTCGATGTTCGATGTCGCATGGTTCAACCTGTGCCGAGTCAACGGCGCTGGCATGCGCCCTTTGCTCTCGTATCGTTCCGCGTTCCGAGAAGACGGCACACTTCGAGATCTGAGCAAGCTGGGCATGGTTCACCAGTTGGTTCAAGAGCGCCTCAGGATCGCCGTAGGGGTCGACCTTGCAACAGGCAAGAACAAGCGAACCACAGACCTTGCATCGTTGTTTGTTGCTGGGGTCAATGAGTATCACGGACAAAAACACCTGTTGACGATCGAGCGCGGACGTTGGACGGGGCCAACCATTCTCGGGAAGCTCAAAGAGCTACAGGAGCGCTATTCACCCGAGGCGTTCTTCGTAGAAGACAACGCAACACAGATCTTTTTTCACCAATTCACTGAGCTGATCTCACCAGATCTACGAATTCAACCATTTACCACAACGTCGGAAAAATGGAGCCCTGTTCTTGGTATCCCAGCGATCGGGATACCCCTCAAGGCCGGTAGGTACACCATACCAGACCCCGCGCCGGGTTGGGTCTGCATGGGTGGACAGTGGGAACACCGATCGAAGAACGCGCCGCCCCGTGGTGACCCTCCGAGCATTTCGCTAACAAAAGACGAAATCGCATCGATCGAAGCCATCCAACAGTGGGAGCAGGACATGCTCGAGTTCTCGATGTCTGGTCACACAAGCGATCTTGTTATGTCGGGTTGGTTTGCTGAGAGAGGCTTGAACAAGATGCTCGGGGGGTTCGGTGTTACCGAAGAGCGAACGAGCGAATTCCAGAATTTCAAAGTACCATCCCCATATGACGGCATGGTTGAGAAAGCAGAACACGATCCCCTGAGCGACGTACCGCTCGAACTGCTTCGACAATTCGGCCTGATCCCTGCCACTGCATGAGACGCCCATGAACCTGCAAGAATTCCTCGAGATTGTTCCGAAGATCGAAGAGACCGATCGCTACAAAGAATTGGCTCTTCTGAAAAAATACTTCGACGGCGAACAGTACAAACAGCGCAAGCTTGATGTAAGCGGCATGATCAAGGGTACAACCATGGCCGGCTCGGTCTCATGCTCGCCAAACTGGAAAGACCGCGATCCTGGCGCAGTCTGGAACATCCGGCGCGAAATCGTCGAAGAGATCACAGACTGGTCAATGGTCGGCGATGCCTGGCCAGAGATCAACGTCACCGGCGATCGAGACGCAACAGACTGGCTACTCGAGGCAATCAAGCAAAGCCAGATGCGCGAAGCGGTAGCCAAAGCTCGGAACTATGGCGGCGCCCAAAGGTGCGCGATCACATCGCTTGCTATATTCGACGGGGAACCGTTTTTTGAGGCTCATGAACCGATCGGCATGTGGGTACTCGAGTGGCAGAATCGCCAGCGATGGCGCCCCTCATTGGTCGCAAAGGTGTTCAAACAAAAACAACCCGTGACCTTTGAGAACGCAGCGGAGCGCGAAGTTTTGCGCGTGCGTGTTTGGTCGACAACGCAAGAGCAATACTACACACGGGTCAAGCTTCCATCTGGCCAGTATGCCTGGCAACTAGATCAGTCTGTTACCCATGGTCTAGGCATGTGTCCGGTGTGGTGGTATCCGCAATTCGCCGATGCTGGCGACCATGACGGCATCGAAGATGCCCCTAACACGCTTGACCTTGTAGACGATGCCAATTACCTGGCCGGTGCGGCGAGCGCGAACACGCGACGAAACGCCGACGACATCCTAGTCATCCGAGAAGATCCATCGTTGAACCATGGTAAGGTGCGCAAGGCCGCAACCAACGCGATTTTTGCAAGGGGCGGCGCTGAATACCTGACGCAAGACGGCGCATCGAGTCGCATCTGTGAAGAAATATCAGACAGGCGAGCGCAGCGCGTTTACCGTGCTGCAGGCGTGGTCATTCTCAGCAATGAGGAAGTCGGTCGAATGACCAGCGCAGAGATGATCAAAAAAATCATGCATCGCATGATCAAACGCGTTTCTCGTGTCCGCTCGAACTATGAGCGCTTTCTGATCGTTCCGATGTGTAAAGATCTTCTGACGATAGGCCGCAAGCTTCGAGGTGGCATCGTACTACCTCCCATTGTCGAACACGACGAGAAGCTCGAGATCGATACCGTTCGACCGCGAAACCCTGGTAAATCTTCTGTGATCTCGGTGGCATGGCCGGATCCATTCCCGCCAACATTCCAAGACAAACAATTGGCCGTAGCAGCGGCGACAACTGGCACAGGAAACAAGCCAGTCCTTCAACAGAAGAGCGCGATCAAGCTCATACAGTCCGCGGGCATCGAACTCGCAAGCGCATCCCCCGAAGAAGAACTCGAGGGGATTCAAGACGACGAAAGCCACAAAGCCGACATGCAGGCGAAGGCCTTTGGCGACATGCCAACGGGCAAAGCAGGGCCGATCGGCGGCATGCCAAAGAACGAACCCGAAGAAGACGACGACAGCGAAGAACAAGCGCCATCATCGAGGCCTTTATGGCGGTCGTTCCAAAGTCTTTCGTGGTGCCAGTTCCCGCGTATGACGCGAGAAGCAAGGCGCAATTCATTCTGGACAAGAACAGGGCCGAAGTAATGCGCCTTGTAACCGGTCGACTGGGCAAACAACGCTTGATCCGTATGCTTGCCGATGCAGAGAGCGATCTTGTTTCTCGTATCGCCAGAATGCCGCACGCTGACACGTGGACGCGCGACGATGCGCTGGCCATGCTGGCACAGGTTCGCGAGTCGCTAGGCTCTCTCGAGCCGCGTTTCGCGCAACTGTTGGCCAGCAACAACGCGACCGCGCAAGCGTTGGGGGCAAAGGATACCCTCGAGATGCTTGTGCACTTTGAAGGCAAGCGCCCCGAACTCTTGCGCCCCTTGTCACTCTCTCAGATCGAAAGCGCCGCGATCGAATTGACCATGCCGCGCTATCAAGCGACGGTCCAACGCTACGGCGCAATCATGATCGACTCGATACAGCGTGAGCTTGTTTCGAAAGCCGTTACCGGCGCGACCTTCTACGAGATAACCGAGAGCTTGCGCGACAATGTAGGGGGGCCAGATGGCCTATTCATCTCGCGGCGCTACTTTGCGGAGCGCATTGTTAGAACCGAGTGCATGGCTTCATACAACGACGGCCATATGCTCGAGATAGGTCTGCAAAAAGCAAAGCACTTCCCAGATCTAAAAAAGAAACTTGTGGAAACGTTCGACCAGCGCACGGCGCAAGACAGTTATTACGCACATGGTCAGGTTCGCGAGCTATCGCAGGTGTTCACCGATGGGAAAGGGCGGCAGTACGAAAGACCGCCAGGCAGGCCAAACGATCGCGCCGTTGTCATCTCATGGCGTGACGAGTGGGCTGTGGACGATGACCCGCTTGCGCCGCTCGAGGGCATCCTTCCCCCACCTGGGCTGTGATAAAAAGATTTCGCGAAACTTGCGCGATATGTAGCAGCATGACAAAACCCTTGTCGTGTCAACAGAGATCAGGCTCGAGCTAGCGTTTGCGCAAAGAGACGTATCAAACGGCTTTCTTATGCCTTCGGAGCAATCGATCGGTGGCTACAAGAGCGCTCACGATCTCTTGGGTTTTCACCCGATCGTTGTTGACACAGATGGCGCCGTCGGCGCTGCATTTGTTCGCCTGTATACACAGGTCGTTCAGGTTCAAAAAATCATCGCTGACGTGCCGTATGGTGCCGATCTTGTGCTGCGTTTGAATGGAACAACGGCAAGCGCAACATCAAGCCTCACGGCGCCGAGTGGTTCACTCACCGGGCTAACCCTTGAATTCACACTCGAGGGGGAAGACTACGCGGTCGAGTTTGAATCAACCGACGATACTTTCGACGAGTGCGCACGCCGTATAAACTTCACAACCGGGCTCACTACAGCGAGCGTTAACACTGCTAACAAGCTTGTTTTGTCTGGACAAAAGACGGGCGGGCTTGATGCACAGAAGGCCGGTTATCAGTACAGCAAACTCGAGATCACAGGCGGTACAGCGCTAAGCGCTCTCGGGCTGTCCGCTGGCGAATTTTACGGGTCGAGCACGGACGAACGAATAGGCGCGGGCATCTACTCGCGATCGTTCCCCGCGGCGCTTCTACCCACAAAGATCGAGCTATCGGGCTCAAGCGGCAGTTCAACCGCTCCCGCACGAATTTGGGTCGCAGGCAAGCGATAACAGGCAAGGAAAAAGACATGTCAACACTTGAAGAAGTCCTAAACATGGGTGAGCTGAACACGCTAGCGCTTGCCATGAAACGAGCGAAAGCTGGAACCCTTCTGAAGGGAGAAGGTACCATTCGCCCCGTTCTTGAAACGGTCGCAGTCGCAAGCGCCGCGGCAACACCAACCTATACGATCGTAGCCTTGCTCAAGGCTAAGACCGTCGGAACCGGCGCCGCTGGCGAGAAGACCGTGCTCAAGCACGGAGCGACCCCAAGCGCAGGGCAGGCGGCACCGAACGCAGGCGGAACGGCGATGGCTTTTCACGCTGAGACCACAGGCACGGGCACCGTGATCCTAGCCTACCTCACCTCAGACCCACTGGCGGATGCTGAGGCATTCACAGCGGACTTCGGCGCCGGATTCTGATTTCGCATAAACAAAGCGACATCAAGAACCCCGAACCAAGAAAGACAACGGCACCACATGTCAACACTCGAAGAAATTCTCAACATGGGCGAGATCAACAGCCTATCGCTCGCCATGAAGCGCGTGAAAGGTGGCTCTCTGCTCTTCGGGGAAGGCATGATACGCCCCGTCGTGGAGACCGTCGACGTCGAAACTGATTCGCTTGTAGCGACACCTTCCTACACGATTCTCAAGCTTCTGCGCTGCAAGACAGTTGACCTTGCAACCGCGGAAGAGAAGACCGTGCTCAAGCAAGGCGGAACACCGGCAGAAGGCGAGGCTGCGGCAGCATCCGACGGCCTCTCTGTTGTCCTGAATGCCGAATCAACCGGCACCGGTACAGCTCTACTCGTTTACTACACGTCAGACCCACCAAGCGGCGCGGAAACTGGCACAGCATCGCTAGGCGCCGGATTCTGATCGAACGACCTTTTAGGACCAACGCAACAGCAAACCACGAAAGAACCTCATAACATGCCCGACGATACCAACCAAGAAGCAAAGCAAGAGCCCAAGGCTGAAACACCAGATCTTGAGAAGGTCAAAAACGAGGCAAGTGCCTCTCTTCTAGCCTCTCTCGGGTTCAAGTCCGAGAAGGACGCGAAGGACGCGCTAGCCTCTCTCAAGGCTTTGCAAGACGAGAAACTTACGGAGCAAGAGCGCCGCGAGAAGCAGATCAAAGAGTCGCTCAAACACGCGGACGAAATCGCCGCGGAGCGCGACAAACTCAAGCGCGAAAAGGAAGAAGCCGCGGCAGAAGCAAAAGCTTTGAAGGAGTCGATCAAGCGTCGTGAACATCTCGACGCGCAAGGTGTAGCTTTGAGCCCACAAGCTCGAGCTATGGCTAGCGCACTGTATGACGTTTCGAAGGCCGCGAAAGACTTCGACGAGGCCAAATTCTGGGAGAATGCACGCAAAGAGCACCCCTCGCTTTTTGGCTCGACAGCCTCGAGCGCAGGTGAAAGCAAGCCAGCCAACACCGCGCCCAAAGACGACACAAAAAACCCGCTAGCCGGAGGCCCCGGATCTGGCGCATTCATCAATGACTTCGAAGGCATCCCAGGCCTTAGTCAGTACTACCCAGGCCGCGCGTTAGAAGCGCGACCTGGCACGACAGAACGCAGAAAAGAAGAGCAATGAACGCTCGGGAGAAAACAAGAAATGTCTGAAGCCCCTTTCGTACCGGCTGGAGTGCCTCAGGGCATTCTGAACCTCATCCAACAACAAAAGCTTGCAGGTCGCATTCTGAGCGGGCTCATTGCAAAGGCCTTCTTCCGTCGTGACTACGATCGGGTGAAGCTAGAGTCGGGTCAAGGTTCAACCCTGACCACAAACCGCTTGACCCATGTTGCGCCAGACCTGACCGCGGCGCCAGCCATCGGAACCCCGAGCGTTTTGAATTTCAACACGGAACAATTCACCGCTAGGCCGAACCCCTACGCGATGAGCGTGTTGATCGATGCTCCGAGTAGCTACGTGCAAATCGGATCACAGACTCAGCAGAAGATCGGCGCCCTGACCACATGGGGCGGCATGCTGCTTTCTCGCCTTGCACGAAAACGAACCTACGAGGCCGCTGGTTACGGCCGCGCCATGATTCGCCGCTCGCAAACCACTGGCCACAGTGTGCTTTTGGTCAACAGTATCGGTGGCTTTCGTTACACATGGGTTGACGGTGTTCCGACGCCAGTGTCCGCAAGCACACCGCTCGGGATCACCATTGTTGCGGCTACCACATTCACCGCAAACGTCACCGGCGTGACTCCGCTTGATGCCAATTTCCCCGACGGCCCCGGCACGCTGACCTTGAGTACCACACTCAGCGCAGCGGTTGACGCATCCGCTGGCGGCGCGTACTGCTACCGAACAAGCGGCCCGGCGTATGTTGTTCGACCGAACAACCGCACCTCGAGTGATACCCTGCTTGACACAGACTTGCCGACCATGACCGAGATTCGTGCCATGATCACCAAAGCAGTCGATCTGGGCATTCCTCGCCATGAGATGACCAACAGCTACCACATTCACGTGCCAGCATCGTTCTTCGAAAAGATCGGCGCTGATACGGCATACCGTCAAGCGACGCAAGGCATGGGAGTAAGCACACAGCTCGGGCCTGGTGCGTACTTCTCGCCGGCGCTTGGTGT